GTGAAGAGTTTATTGAAGAAGGTATGACACTGATCACCGAAACAGACAGTGATCGCCTTCTAGATGCCGCTGCAAAGCGTCGTAGGTCAAAGATGAAGGAAGAACTATACCCATTGCCTGAAAACCGCCTTGAGCGTCCTTGTGGAGGAGCAGGTGGTTTTGACGACTTTGTAGAGCGTTGGCACGAGTGAATAAATAATAGCAGCCTATTGCTGTGTCTAAATGCCGACCTTTCAGACATTCAAGGATTTGAGTGTTACATTTAAGAAGCATCCTGTTTCCGACGATTTGGTTACAGTGAAAGACAAGGCAGCTATCGTTCAAGCGATTACTGCCTTGCTTCTTACTAGGAAGGGAGAGAGACCATTTCAACCTAATTTGGGGTGTGATATTCAGAATGTATTGTTTGAACCTCTAGATTTTGCTAGTGCTGCTATCATCAAATCTGAAATTCGTGATACTCTGAATCGTTACGAACCAAGAATCGCTACTGATTATATTCGTTGCGTACCAGATTATAGAAATAATGGATATGATGTTGAAATGACATATACAATTGTTGGAAGAGATGACACACCAATAACTGTAGACTTCTTCTTAGAGCGTACACGATAATGCCTTATACTCAGGTTGCTAACTTAGATTTTGAAGATATTAAGATTGCTCTGAAAGAATATCTCAGAGCACAGTCAGATTTTACTGACTATGATTTTGACGGCAGTGCGCTATCAACGTTGATTGATACACTTGCCTATAACACCTACTATACGGCGTTTAACGCTAATATGGTAGTTAATGAACTATTCATTGATTCTGCCACCTTGAGGGACAATGTGGTGGCAATTGCGAAGCAGTTGGGATACAGACCCAAGAGTGCAACATCTCCAACTGCCTATGTATCATTTAACGTTACGTATAACACTCCTACGACTGATACAGAAATTATCTTAAAAAAAGGAACAGGATTTATTGCGTCATATGACAATAACATTTACCAATATGTGACATTAGATGATGTAGCAGCACAGGTATCTAATGGTGTCGCTACATTTGAAAATATTGAAGTAAAAGAAGGAACTCAATTAGTCAATACTTACACTGTTAATACATCACTTAAGTCTCAACGTTTTATTCTTGACAACCAGGATATTGATACTAATACTATTAGAGTAAGAGTATTCCCAACAGGTGGATCTTTCAATGAACCATGGTTAGTTTCTGACAATATTATTGGCGTTGATGGGGAATCAAAAGTTTTCTTCCTGGAAGAAATTGAAGATGAAAGATATGAGTTGCTTTTTGGTGATGGTGTTCTAGGAAAGAAATTAGAAAACGGAGCAAGAGTAGAAGTCTCATATTTGACCACTGCTGGTCCCGAGAGCAATGGTGTACGCACATTCGTCTTCTCTGGGGTTCTGGAGAACTCGCAAGGCGTCTCTCCTAACTCTTTTGGCGTAACTATCACGTCCACAGTTGCTTCTGCTGGAGGCGAAGAAATTGAGTCTACGCAGAAAATTAAATACACAGCACCAAAATCATATGGTACACAAGATCGTGCCGTTACTGCTGATGATTACTCCACTATTATCCGTAGAATCTATCCTGCCACAAGCGACATCATTATATTTGGAGGAGAAGATCAAGACCCACCACAGTACGGAAAGGTATTCATTGTTCTGAAACCAAAAGATGCTTCATATCTAACATCTTTAACGAAGAATGCTATTGTAGAGGAACTACAAAAATACTCCGTCGCTTCAGTTGAACCAGAAATTGTTGACCCATCAATTCTATATGTTGAGTTAAACAGTAAAATTTATTACAATCGTAATGTCACTGACGAGACACCATCACAGATTAGAGACAAAGTAATTGCTGCAGTTCAGTCTTACATTGATACTTCGGACATTGAAAAGTTCAAAGGTAAGTTTAGACACAGCAAAATGGTTGGTGTAATTGATGATGCGGACAGAGCAATCAATTCAAACTTAACAGAAGTTACTATGAGGAAGGATTTCTATCCTCAACTTAACTCAACTTTTTATTATGAGATCTGTTTCCAGAATGCATTTGACATTGATTGTGATGCACCAGTGCTGTCGTCAACTGGATTTAGAGTGACTGAGCATCCAAATTTTGATGTATACATTGAAGATAGGGATGACAAAATTGTCCTATATAGACTAGACGCCGTAACTGGCGAAAAGGTTGTTCTCGACAAGGAAGTTGGGGACATTGATTATGAAAAAGGTGAGTTGAGATTATACAATATGACTATCATTAAAGGTAGTTTCTTTGATAACAGAATCTCATTTAGAGTAAAACCACTATCTAATGATATTCAGGCACTCCGTGAGGTTTATCTGGACGTTGATGTAGCGAATTCAAGTTTCACCGCATATAAAGAGTAAGTAAATGGCTGCTGTTAAGACCAAGAGAATTTCAACTCTAATTGAGTCCCAGCTTCCTCAATTCATTTCTACCGAGTATGAACTCTTTAGTAAGTTTGTACAAAAGTATTATGAAGCACAGGAAGTCCAAGGTGGAACTTTGGATGTTATTAACAACCTTCAAAAATATGTAGATATTGATTTTTACGAGAAAAATCTTCTCAAACAGAATGACACTCTTGCTGCATCTATTTCTGATACAGATACTACAATTGTTGTAAATGATGCGAGTTCATTTCCAACAAAAAATGGTTATATTAGAATTAATGATGAGATTATCTTCTATTCCGATAGAACTGATACAGAATTTAGAGATTGTTCTAGAGGTGTAAGTGGTAATACTACTCTAGGAGATCTATACACAGCATCCAATTTTAAGAGCACAGAAGCAGCATCTCATAATGCTAACTCAAAAGTATATAATGTTAGCAATCTCTTCTTATATGCTTTTGTAAAAAACTTCGAGTCTCAGTATCTCGGTTCATTCCCCGAGAAGTATCTTCGTGGTGAAGTTGACAAGAGAACTCTTATTAAGAACATCAATAAGTTCTATAAGTCAAAAGGAACTGACAGTTCTATTAAGTTCATTTTCAACACTATTGTTTCTCAAGATGTAACTAATAAACCAGAAGTATACAAACCAAAAGACTTTACATATAAGGTATCTAAGTCTGATTGGATTAATGTTTATGCATTAAAAGTAAAAGTAATCTCTGGAGACCCAACAGATCTTATTGGTAAGCAGATTGTACAACCAGAAACTGAAGAGTATGGTTATGTTTCTGCTACTGTAGATAATGCAAGAGCAGAGGGTACATTTGATGGTGAGAAAATTTGGAACATTGTCCTTGCTCCAGAAACTGTCACTGGTGAGTTTGCAATCTCTACAAAAACTCGTTTAGAGAAAAATCTTTCTCAGACAGATGGTGTTGGTAAGAGAATCAATGTTTTCTCTACTATTGGTTGGGGTAAAACTGGAGAAGTTTTGATTGGTGAAGAAACCATCAAGTTTGATGATAAGAATATAACTCAGTTTACTATTAGTAAAAGAGGAAACATTACATATAATCACGAAGCAGGTGCTTCTGTATATAAACCAGTTGTTATTAGTGGTTCTAATGTAAAACTTTTAACTCTGGGTGTTGTATATAACTTTGAGATTAATGATTCTCATCCATATTCCGCAGTAGATGATACTATTGAAATTTCAAATCCTGGATTTGAAAGTGCAGATCCCAAGATTGTCAATACTGGATCAAACCAGACAAGATGGATTTTAAACAGAAATCTTCCAATCAATGCACCAACAGTTCCTTATGTTGGCACGCAACTCGGTCAGACATCAACAGATGTATCTGCTATTTTTGCAGATGATCAATACTATTACATTACTTCTTCTGGTTATCCTTCATACAAAATTCTAGATGGTTCTAGTGTTTCACAGACTGTTGAAGATCAGAAACTCCTTCGTATCATCAGAAGACTTGCGACCAGAACAACTGAGAAGTATAAGACACCAAAGACTGAAGTTGGTATCCTTCTTAATGGCGTTCGTCTATATGGATATAAAGATACAGAAAGCATTCGTTATGGCAAGTTAGAGCAAATTGTTCCTGCTAAACAAGGTAGTGGTTATGCAAAACCACCATTTGTTTTGTTAGATGGTGCTCCAAACAAAGCAAGAGCAGTTCTATCTGGTTCTGTTGTAGAAAGATATATTGTAGATACTACCAATATTTTCCCAAGAACACCTGTTGTTGAGGTGACTTCTGGTAGAGGAGCATCTGTTCGTGCTGTTGTTACTGGAGACAAAATTACTAGTTTAGTAGTTGAAAACCCAGGTGAGTATTATTCTTCTCCTCCTATTGTTCGTATTACAGATAGAAATGGTAAGGGAAGATTTGCAGAGTACAATGCTGTTGTAGATACTGATGGTAGACTAGTTGATTTTGAAAAAATTGCAGAAGGAAACTTCTACGATCAAAGAACCGTTAAAGTTGATATTATTGCTGTTGGTAATGGTGCTGTTGGAACACCTTTACTAAAAGAATGGAATTTTAACAGATATGAAAAACTCAAGTCCGTTCTTGATACAGAGAATGGATATCTTTTCCCAAATTACAATATAACCTTTGAGAATGGTTATGGTCAAGTTGCTAACCCCAAGGCACTGAGGGTTGCATTAAATGATAACTTGAGTGCTGCTGGTCTAGAACCATCAACTAAGACTCACTCACCAATTCTTGGATTTGCTTATGATGGCAATCCAATCTATGGACCATTTGCACATCAAGACCCACTAGATTCACAATCTCCTATTGTAAGGATGACATCTAGTTATGTTCGCAACTCTTCTAGATCTGGCGGTCCTTCTGTTTCAGACTATTCTTTAGGTACATTCACAAATGATTATACCTACAAGCACAAGAATGGTTCACTAGACGAAAATAATGGACGTTTTTGCATTACCCCCGAATTTCCAGAAGGAGTTTATGCTTATTTCCTTACTATTGATAGCAATCAAGTACCACAATATCCATACATTCTAGGTGAAAACTTCTATTCTCTACCAGTAGATAGTAATTACAATTCCGATATTAATCAGAATGACATTCCAAAGGCATCCAAGAGACTATTTACTCCTGGTATGCAGGGTAATGGATCTGGCGTGTTTGCCAAGATCAATGAAGTAAAACCTGGAACCGTTGATAATATTACAATTGAAAACTCTTCCAGTAACTTCTCTGTTAATTCAAAAGTTTATTTTGACAATAAGGGAACGAGTGGTTCGGAAGCAGAAGCACTTGTAAACTCCGTAAAAGGAAAATCTGTAAGTTATATTGACAGTTATGAGAATAAAGTTGTCAAGTTGACAACTATTCAAAATGCTTATCTATTTACAGATGACATTCTAAGACAACCATCTTCTAATGCATCTGGTCAGATTGTCGGAAATGTCAGAAACGACAATGAAATTGTTCTGAAAAATGTTGTTGGAACGTTTGACAACACTGGAACGTTCTCTGCAGACATCAAGACATTCTTTATTCTTCTAGATCAAGACAGTTCTTATTCTGAGGGAGCAATCTTGAGTCTAACTGATGGTATCAATCCAACAGTAGCTAAAGGTGAAGTATTGAATGGTACAAGCAACCAGAACGTTGTTGAAATCAAAGTTGTACCACTAAACCCAGAAGATGATCCACAAGATTGGGATCTTGGCGATTGGTTCCAATTCAACCAAGGAGAATACTTCTTACAATCAAACAACTTCTTTAATACCTCTGGTACTAGACCAGTAACGCTAACTTCTCTGAGCGACAACCTAGAACCATTTGAAGTTAATCAAAGTGTTGCTTTGGTGGAAACTGTAGGCAACCATGGTTTAGGAATTGACGACAAGGTAGATATTACTATTTTACCAGATGATAGCACAAAAACCAAAACCTATTATCTAAGAAAGCGTTTATATCAAAACGTAGTCTTCAAGACACCAAAATATTCTTCTACTATTTCTGATACTGGGGTTGGAAGATTCCAAATTCTTAATGGTGGTGCAGATTATGCTCCTGGTACATATACCAATGTTCCATTCACTGGCGGATCTGGAACTGGTGCAACCGCTATCATTACAGTATCTGATGCTGGTGTAGTATCATCTATTTCCATTCAGGACAAAGGAACTGGATATAGAAAAGCAGATTATCTAGGAATTGATGATGAGTCTCTATCAAGATCTGTCGCTTCACAGAGCACACAGAGATTAACTTTGTATGTTGATCACGTTGGTTTTGCTTCTGGATCTACAAGACTTAATGTAAGTAGTGCAAATGGACTTGCAGAAGGAGACACTGTTCTAATTGG